TGCCCACCAGCGCAATGGCCACATCGTGGGGGCCGCAGCCGGCCGGCAGGCTGCCGGTGAGGTAAATGGCCACCACACCCGGACGGGCCACATCGTAGGTGCGGCCCAGCAGCTGCTTTGCCAGCTCGCCGCCGCCCTCGCCGATGGCCATGGTGCCCAGTGCACCGTAGCGGGTGTGGGAGTCCGAGCCAAGGATCATTTTGCCGCAACCGGCAAACTTTTCACGCATGTACTGGTGGATGACAGCCAGATGCGGGGGCACAAAGATGCCGCCGTACTTTTTGGCAGCCGACAGGCCGAAGCGGTGGTCATCCTCGTTGATGGTGCCGCCCACGGCGCACAGGCTGTTGTGGCAGTTGGTGAGCACATACGGGATGGGGAACTTTTCCAGGCCGGACGCGCGGGCCGTCTGGATGATGCCCACAAAGGTGATGTCATGGCTGGCCATGGCATCGAATTTGATCTTCAGGTTTTCGGCATCGCCGCTGGTGTTGTGAGCCTGCAGAATGCTGTAGGCCATGGTACCGGTCTTGGCGTTTTCCACCGCAGCGGCATCAAAGCCCTTGGCGGCCAGTGCTGCCGGTGCGTTGCCGTCTGCCGGCACCCACTCGCCGCGGGCATAGTATGCGCCGCCGGTGCTGCATTTGATCATATCCAACATCTCGATTCGCCTCTCTTTTTCTGTTTCCCGCCCGCCGCAGTTTGCGGGCACTGCCCCGGCAGGACGGCCAGCGGCCCCCTGCCCCGTTACGATCACGGATCGTATCGTTTTTTTATTATAGCATGAAACCATGGAAAGAAAAAGCACTTTTTCCGAATGAACTGTGAACAGACCGCAAAGCCTCTCCATCCGCTCGACCGCAGCATGTGCATATCATCCCCTTTCCGGAATACAAGCATGAAAAAAGCACCCAAGAACCATCGTTCTCAGGTGCTTTTCTTCATGCCGCCGACGGGGGTCGAACCCGGTCCAGAACTTTTCCGGCGAAAACTCGGCATGCACATTCAACGTACTTCCGTTAAATTCCGAAATCCACTCCTCCGGGAAGGAAACCGTAAACACGGTGTGAGAAATAGAAACGTGTTACAAAATGTGTTACTTCTCAAGACTTTCCGGATCAAGAACCCTGCTGAGAACGTTGTCCAGGTCTGCGGCAGTCTGCACATCCTCGCCATGAATAAGATGCGCGTAGATCCCGAACGTGTCCATCTGGCGGGAGTGGCCAACCAAGGGCTTGACTTGTCCCTCTGGCAGCGTTTTTGCCAGTGATACGAACGTATGTCGGAGATTATACGGCGGAACATAGTGCAGTCCGTTGGCCTCGCAGTAGCGCCGCCAATATTTTCTATAGGTGTCCTCACAGGAGATGCCAAACACGCTCTCCTGACCGCCTGTCAGCTTTTTCTGTGCCTGCAGAATAGCGGCCGCACTATCGGTGAGTGCAAAGGCGCGCACAGCGTTGTCGTTCTTGCCGCGGGTTTCCTCGCCACGGGTGTTTATAGCTCGCCGGATCTTCACCCGGCCACCCTTAACGTCCTTCCAGCTCAGTCCGATCAGCTCGCCCGGACGAAGGCCAGTCACAACGCTAAACCTGTACGCATTGACATAAGGATCCTCGATCAGTTTGCCGTCCAGGATCGTAGTGTCCACCTCAAAAAGTGTACGCAGATCCTCCGGCTGCAATATTTCTTTTTCCTTGGAGCGTGCACCCTTTGGCACATGCAGTTCTTCCGGCCGCAGAGTGGACATTTTGCTCAGGCGCAGCCATTTGCAGAACATGGTCAAATCCGTGCACATGTTGGAAAGGTATTTTTTGCTCAGTCCTCCTGCAAATCCTTTGTTGATGATGGCTTGCAGCTGTTGTTCCGTCAGGTCTCCCACACGCCTCCGGCCAATGACTGGACGCACCCAGACGTTCCACCGGCTCTGGATCGGTTCCCAGTTGGAGCGGCTGGTGGTCAGTTTCAGCTCGCCGATCCACTGCGGATAGGCTGCTTCTACCAGCATCCGAGTATTGCTGATGCCGTCATCCAGCCATGCGTCCGCCTTTGCATTGGCTTCACGCTGGCCGGTGCGGCCGGGCTTTGAGCTGGTAAAGGATCTGCGCACACCATTCTTTTGGACGTTGATCTGCCAGCGCTGCTGGTTCGGCAGCCAGGTGGCTGTATTGGTTCGTTGTCCCATGTTTACACCTCCAAAAGGGTACACTTTGACAAGCCTGCCCAAAAGAGGTATAATCGCATTGCTAGGTGTGCGATGACCCCGTAAGGGCGAGCCGCTTACTTTACGTCCTGCCGGTTGCGCCCGGCAGGACGTTTTTTATTTGCATCAGCAATTGCTGCGATAGATTACTTCCATACCCTGATCCGGATGATAAGACCAAGTCACAGTTACATTGTCAATGGATTCTTTCTGGCGCCCGTCCAAAGCTCGAGTTTTCAGCATTTCTTCATAGAGCCAGTCAGGTAAACCCAGTGCTTTATTAAGCGTTTCAATATGGTCGAGTCCCGCCTCGATCAATCTTGAGTCTCCGCCCTTCTGATTATAGGGATTTGTGTCGATCATGAGGTAGGAGTTGTCATCAGCAACAGTAATCATGCGATCTGAGTACACTTCATAGAACTTCTTGAAAGTTTCCGTAATCGATTTGCCGTGGTCAATAGCCGCCCACACAACATTACCAAACGGTGTGCTCACTTTTTCGCCCTTTTCATTTGTCGTGACAACTTCACTGGCCAAGAAAATAGGAGAGCCATCGCCTGCTGTTTGCTGATACAATCCCTTCAGTGTAAGCTGCTGGTTATTAAGCGCAGCCTTGGCATACTCATACTGGGTGTCTTTAATTGCTGCATAGAAACGCTGTCCATCTGCGGAGACAACCGAGAAACATTTGTAATTTGCATCTTGATAAGGATAAGTTGATTGATCTTGCCCTGCATAAGTGTAAAAATACCCGAAATCTGTCTGGCCTGAAAATTCTGTGGCGGTCCATTTGCTGTAGTTTGCCGCAAACGCAGGTACTGCCAAAGCAAGGCACAGCATCGCGGTCAATAATAAAGAGACAATTTTCTTTTTCATGATCAACACTCCTTTTTATTTTTTACCGGAACGATTCCGATAATACATGTTTTTACCCCTTCAGTTCCTTCACCGCCCGGTCAAAGTCCGACACGATCTTCTGGGTGGGGTTGAACAGATCATACTCCGCTTCTGCCTTCTGCTTTGCCTGCCGGGCAGAAATCTTGCCCTTGTCCGGCAGAATGTCGTAGCGTCGGAACGATAAAAACTCGTTGATGCTGGCGGCGAACTGTTCCATGGTGAAGGTGTTTTCCCGCTCGATCAGATCTTCAATGTAGTCAAAATAGCCGGACACGGTACGCTCCAACTGCCGGATCTGCTTCTCGGACAGGTAATTCTTCGCCACGGACACATCCGACTTGAGCACACGGCCCTCCGGAGCGTTCTTCCAGGTGGTCAGGCCCATGTGCTCTTTGGTGTGGTCTGCCCTGGTGTACACGATCTCCGCCGCCGTCTGCCCGGTGATGGCATAATGGAACTTGTTCTGCACCATGGCATAGAAGTCCTTGGTCACCGGGGAGTTACGGTCATAGTCGATGCTGCACTCGGCAAAGATGTCCGTCACCTGCTGCCAGATGCGGCGCTCACTGGCACGGATGGAGCGGACACGCTCCAGCAGCTCTCGGAAGTAGTCCTTGCCAAAGGCATCCTTTCCCTGTTTCAGGCGCTCGTCATCCAATACGAAGCCCTTGGTCATGTACTCCTTGAGGATGCCTGTGGCCCAGATACGGAAGTGCGTGGCCCGGCGGGAGTTGACACGATAACCCACGGAGATGATGGCATCGAGGTTGTAAAACTGTGTTGGATAGTTCTTTCCGTCTGCGGCAGTTGCCGAGATTTTCTCGGTAACTGAATTTTTGTCCAACTCACCAGAAGAAAAAATATTCTTCAGATGCAGTGAGATATTATCCGTAGAGCATTCAAAAAGTTCTGCCATTCCCTTTTGGGACAGCCAAATGCTTTCCTCCTTCACGATCGCATCAACCGAAACATTTTCTTCCGCAGAACGGTAGATCAAAAACTGAAAGTTGTTCTCCATCTTTTCTCCTCTCACCCCACCCAGTGGGTCCAGCCCACGGCCTTGCCCTCGATCTGCACGTTGTTCAGTTCCGGGCCGGTGTAGACCATGGGCGCATAGGCGGCGTTTGCGGGCATCAGGGTCAGGGTGCCGTTCTGGTAGTACACCCGCTTGAGGGTGGCTTCCTCGCCGATGCGCACCGCGGCGATCTCGCCGTTTTCCACCTCGGGCTGGATGCGGATATACACCACGTCCCGGTCATGGATGCCGGCACCCTCCATGCTGTCGCCGTGGCAGATGAGGGAGAAATCGCACCGGATGTTCTCCGGCACGTCCACGATTTTTTCAATGTTCTGCTGGGCCAGGATGGGCGTGCCGCAGGCGATGGAGCCCACCAGCGGGATCTTCTTCATCTTGGGCATCGGCTCAAACCCCTTCGGGATGGGCCGGGGTGCGGGGGCGGGCTGGGAGCGCTCCGCTTCCATTGGTACATCATAGCCCATGAGCCATGCCGGATTCACGTCCAACGCCTCAGCAAAGACCTGCACACGGTTTTGCTTTGCCTCATAGCGTCCATTTATATAACAACTTATAGTGCCTTCTGCTACCTTCGTTTTCTTGGAGAGGTCTGCGGCCTTCATCCCTCGTGTCTCGAGAGCCTGTGATAGCCGACTTGCGAAATCGCTCTTTTTCATTTGAACGTACCTCCGTCATGTCTTATTCACAGTATAGCGCCATTTTATAGAAAGCGCAAGATATTTTTCAAAAATCTTTAGAAAACGTATTGACTTTAGAAATCGCAAGTTGTATAGTATTGGCAAGGAGGTGATACAAATGGATTACTTAAATCTGCTTGGCCGCATCCGCGCCAGAGGTATGACGCAGAGCGATGTTGCGCAGAAAATCGGCATTTCTCCTACAACTTTAAACAAAAAGTTGCGTGGTCACACGGACTTCACTCAGACCGAAATCCGTGATTTATGCCGTGTCCTCGCAATCCCTGACGCAGAAATCCCCGCTTATTTTTTTGCCGCAAAACTTTAGTTTTCGCAAGTCCATTCCAAAGGAGGTGAAGAAGATGGAGAACCACAAAAAGCCCAGCTGGAAAGAACGGCTTTCCAACTGGACAACGGCAGAGTTGATGAGACTTGCACTTTTCTTCCAGTGCATCGCACTGGTTTTTCAAATTGCCGCACTCATCCTAACAATTGTAAGATTAGCGTTATGAGCGCAGCCAAAAAGGACGCACCGCCAAAAAACGCGGCCGCAAGGGAAACCTTATAGCTTTTGAGAGCGAGCTCTCTATTCTTCTTGTTTTCCTCGGTTTGCTCTTTTTGGTCAGCTTCCATCATCTCTAACATTTTGCGAATATCTTCCGCGGAACCAAGTTGGGCGTTTGCCAATTTTTCCTTGCGAGCAATCGAATTTTGTATCATTCGATTTTCTTGCTCTTGTTGTTCCGCAAACTGCCTCATGACATCATGAACCTGCCAGGCACTGTTAAGATTATCGTAAAGACCCATACAACACGCCTCCCTTCCTCTTAAGTATACCGCAGAAGGGAGCCACCCACAAGGAGGTGAAGAAGATGAAAGACTTCATTGAGGAGAACTGGCGCACCATTGTGCTAGCAGCGGCCACAACCATTGCAGTGCGTTTATTACTAGGGTGGTGATGATGCTGACGATGATCGGCAGCCAAAGTGAACTCAGCATCATATCCCGGCGCTTATCTTTTAAGTATTCCTCATAAACAAAATAGAAATCCGAAACGTGATACTTGCTGGTTTCGATGGGACAGCCAAATCCATCTATACCATCTGTATCTGGAGACACAAGCTCGAAGAATCGCAGCGAGTGGACTTCATTCCAGTCACATTCTCGATGCGGATGATTTTTTATTTCCTTCAAAAGTTCTTTATCTTTTGCACTCAGAACAATATTTTCGCAATCCGACTTTTGGTGAACCATAGAATTACCTCTTTCCGATTTTCTTTCATTTTACCGCAAGAAAGAGGTATGCACAAGGAGGTGAACACCATAGACAACAACAAAAAGCCCAGCGAACCTGTGGAAGAGGAACGCTGGGCGGAAAGTTCAGCTGGAAAAGCATACCTGAGTGAACTCTTTTCCGAAGGGCGTTAATTTCACAATGCCATTTTGTTGTGTTACAGACGTGTGTCTCATATCATCAGGAGTATTCTCGTTTTCCATTGCTTGATATATAGAAAGTGTAATTCGTGACCTTTGCATAATTTCTGTATTTTCAAATGGCTCATATACCGTTTTGTCCAACAAAAGCTGTCCATAAATGATTTCTATCAGCCCCTGGCGCTCCAGTGAACTCAACGACGCGGCTTGCAATTCCAGTTCATCTGCTGTTTTCATTTTGGAGTTTACCAAGAAACAGTGTGTGAACGATACATACTCGCCACCACCAGAAAGATTGAACTTATATCTGGCAATTGGGTATACCTCTTTTTTTCTGAACAGTGAAAGGTTTTCTGCATCCAGAGGAGACATCTGCGCAATTATCGCTGAGAAGGAAGGGTGAACCTTGCTTTGATAACGTTCATCTGCTGCATTTGCCAGTAAATTCTGAAACATTTCTCTAATTTTCGGCTCATCCATGCAGTACTTGGCATTTTCGACAGCAGGACCTACCACCTGCATACGAGGTTCAACCAAGCATTCTTCTGGTTTTGCATTCAACTTGTCACTCAGTGATTTTTTAAACTCTTCTAGATCATGTGCTTGTTGCAACCTCATCTTTTCTGCTGAAAAATGGATTTTGCTTGTTGCCATTGCAAGAAGATCTCCAAAAAGAGTTCCAATCTGATTAGCACCGGGGTTCAGAACAGCCTTTACAGGTTCGTCAATGCAACTTGGTACGGCATTGATGTTAAAGGTGTTGCCGCTATTCTTCTCATCACTCATCTTATCATTCCTTTCTTTGGGAGGTTCTATGGACAAACTTATTCTGATTATTAAAATACTCGTCACTGAGCAGAAAGTCAAATTTTATACAGCAGTCTGCCGTGTGTGCGAAAGAATCGAACGTTATATCAAAACACATCGAAAATAAGGAGGTACATCTTCACCATGAACGACATCATCTTATCCACCCAGAACGGCGAACCGGTGGCATCCAGCCGGGACGTCGCCAAGCGCTTCGGCAAACGCCATGACCACGTCATCCGCGACATCGCGGAAATCGTGAAGAGCTTCCCCAAAAATAGGGACACCCCGCTGTTCTTCAAGACCGAGTACGTCCACCCTCAGAACCACCAGAAGTACCCCATGTACCTGATGAACCGGGACGGCTTTTCGCTGCTGGCGATGGGCTTTACCGGCAAGGAGGCCGCCCAGTGAACGGCCGCAACAAGCGCTGGGCAGAACAGCGCTGGGACGCCCTCCAGCCTGACCGGCTGGCACACATCCGCAAAAAGAAGGAGGACAAAAGCCATGAGAAAGCCAAGAAGCCCTTACCTGAAGCTGGCCCGCCTCATCGAGGACGAAGGGTTTGAGCATCGGGAGTTTGCCAAGCTGGTCGGCATGGGTGAAAGCACCCTGTCCACCCGCCTGAACCCGAAGCCGGAGCAAAAGAACAATGAGTGGCGCCATTACGAGATCACCGCCATTTGCAGGGAGCTGCACATCCCGCAGGAGCAGATCGGAGAGTATTTCTTCCCGAAGGTTGAGAAAGGAGCATGAACATGAAGGCAAAACTTTACATCGACAGTGAGGACTCGACCATCAAGGTCGAAGGTGGTCCCAGCGACGTGCTGCATCTTCTGGTGTGCGCAATCGCGCAGATTCTGAAGAGCTATTTCCCGGACGATTTTGAGCGGCAGATGGGCTGGGCGTCTGGACTGCTCTACAACACGATCCGCGCGCTGAAAGAGAAGGACGACGATGAAGATTAAGTCAAGAGTATGGCACTGGCTGGCCGTGGCCTGCGGCAGTGTGGGTCTGGTGCTGGGCATGGGTGCCGAGGGCACCGCACAGACGGGCGGCGCGATCAATGGCAACACCTTCACCACAGCGGTGGTGCTGGTCCTGCTGGGGCTGCTGTGCATGAAGCTGGGCTTCCTGGCGCAGGACCGTGAAGAACGGGAGGGCAAGGGCGGCCGCTATGGCAAAATCACCCGCAACCCTGCCCTGCCGGAGCGCAGCAGCCGCGGCGCATGACCGGGCCCCGATCGGTCAACTGGTACACCATCTACGACGCCCAGACGGACGAGATCGTGGCCTGCGGCACCGCGGACATGATCGTGCAGCAGATGGGCTATGCCAGCAAGCACAGCTTTTTCAGCGCGATCACCCACACGAGAGAGCATCACAACAACAAGTACATTTACCACATCGAAAAGGTCTCCCGCGCAAGCTGGGAGAAAATGAAAAGGAAGGGTTGAGTATGAAGATCACAATTGACTTGGAACCGGGCGATCTGATCTCCGTCCACTACGATGACAAGATGCCCCCGCATGTCGCTCTTAACACCCTGATGACCACGACCGTCAACGTTTTTGCACATTGCCTGCGCAAGAATATGACGCACGAGGAGATCAGCACCCTGAGCCACAAGTTCGGCAAGGCCATGGAGAGCGCTGCCCTTGCACTGTACAAGCTGGAACAGGATGGTGTGCCCGGCGGGTTCTCCGGCAAGGAGGCGGCTTTCCTCAAAAAGCTGTTTGAATCATGACCAGGCAAAAAGAAAGAGCCTGCCCGTGCGCCAACACGGACAAGCCCAACATGGATGACTTCCCACCAGAGTATACCATGGACACGGCCCAGTTGCAATATGCAGGCATCCTCTACTATGCAACGGACGGCCGCGGGCATAATTTCAAGGCATCCACTGTCCTGCGGATGGATAGCACCCAGTTTGGCGATCTGATCCACTGGCTGCACTACCACCTGAAAGGCAGCAACCCGCCGCCTGCCCTGTATCACCTTGAAATGCTGCTGCAAAGCCTCGAATACCTGCGGAGCGGGCGGCAGTACCTGTACAACTCAATCTATGACATCCAGAGATTGGAGGCATACCCATGAAAACCGTAAAAATCGTATACGAATCGTATGACGCCCCGCATGACCCTGCGCCCCGTGAGCGCGCCATATCTCTCACGCTGGAGGACAAGGACGCGGACAAGCTACTCCGTGTCCGAACGCCTTATAATCGCACCGAGAACATCACGCTTGACGGTGATCGCCTTTATACTTCCCTGTGGTCCATGGAGCACCTGATGGGCCGGTATATGATTCTTGGATGCAAAGTTTTGAGCATTGATCCGGCTTGACCGGTGCCCTCCGATGATGGCAGGAGGTAAAACAAAAGCCATTGCCAGTGTACAAAGCACAGAAAGAGGTGATTTTGATGGGCCGTATGGTACCAGTTGACGAGTGGGCAGAGATCCACGGCAAAACACATGCCACGGTCATGCGCAAGATCTATGCGAACGCATGGCCGCAGGCGCAAAAGGTCTATCAGAACGGCAAGTCCGTGTGGCTGCTGGACGAGGATTGGCTGTGGCCCCTGGCCATGGCTCCGACCAAACAGGCCAAGCTGCTCTGTGAGATCCGGCACCTGATGCCGCCGGTGATCTACGCCACCACGGCGGACGGTGTAGTCATCTGCATGGTGACTTGCACCAAGCACACCCACATTGCCTGCGGCGTGACCGCGGACGAGATGAATGATCTTTGGAAAGCCCCCCCGGCGGCACGTTCGGCCGCACAGGCAGCCTTGCAATATGGTTGGCTGCACCCGCTGGCTGATCCGAGATCCTACAACGAGAAAGGAGAGCGTTTGCAGAATGTCTACAACCGCAAAAAGTAACGCGAAAAGCACCACCCGCAGAAAGCCCGTCCAGAGCGCGCAGGAGCGCCCGGCGACGCAGGCGGTACAGTTTCCCCTGTTTGCCCCCAAACCCCGTCAGACAGCCCCGCAGGAGGTGCAAGTGGTCATTTGCGAGTGCAGTGCAGATGCCGTGCGCGTCCGGCTACTGCCTGACCCCGCTGCCGTCTGGTGCATGATGGATGAGACGTTTGGCACGCTGGGCTGGACGCGGCGCTACTACTTCGCAGATGGCCGTCTCTGGTGCGGCGTGGGCGTGTATCACCCGCTGATGAACAACTTCGCCATCAAGGACGCAGCTGCCCCGGCGGGCAAGCTGCAGATCTCTAACCCCGACAAGTGGAAGGAAAACGGCAGCTTTCTGGCTGCTTGCACGCTCTGGGGTGCCGGTGCTGACGTGATGGCACTTCCCTCCCTGACCTTTGCCGCCGATCAGGTCAGCATTGACCCGGTGCACAAGCGGGCAAAGAACCCCAACGACCCGCCCACGGTGGCGGGCTACCGTCTGCACAGCGCTCTGACCGTGGACAAGCTGCTGCGGGCTGAAGATGGGCACATCATCGGTGCGCAGCTGCTGCAGGGAGAGCGTAAAGTGGTATGGCAAGCAGAGTGATCGGCCGCCTGCCGGTGGTGTATTATCCACAGACCGGCAAGCTGGAAGTGGAAAGCGCCGGGGAATTTGTGGAAACTCAGCTCTTCCAGCGGCTGGATGAACTGGCCAAGGACAAGCCCCTGCGCCTGACCCTGACCGTGGAGCCAGAGCACCACAAGCGTAGCACGGCCCAGAACAGCCTCATGTGGGCACTGCTCACCATCATGGCAGACCATTACAACGGCGGGCGCACCGGCGGCGTGACCCCGGAGGACTGCTATCTGGAGATGCTGGAGAAGTACGGTGCCAAGGTAGATTATCTGGAAGTCCCGGCGGGTGCTCTGGACATCCTCCGCGGCTGTTACCGCATCGTCCATGTGGTGGAGATCCTGGACAACAACCGCTGCACGGTCAAGTGCACACAGGGTTCCAGCACCTTCACCACCGGCGAAATGAAAGCACTGATCGACGGGATCTTTGACCGCCTCGCTGAGATGGGCGTCAATGATCCCGTGGTAACTGCTTATTGGCAGGAATGGAGTGAACCATGAAACGCAAACGCTTTGAAAAGCTGATGATCTCGCAGCATAAATCACAGGCTCGCGATATCCGGCAGTCTATCCGTGCCATCATCGAACTGCGCCACTACTCTGAGGGACACAAGGGCATCCTGATGGTCTACAACGAAAAAGCCGAGTGCTTCGCAGAGGCCAAGCTGTACCCTTACGGCGAAATGTATGCCCGGATCCAGAGAGGTCAGGGCGCTATTGGAAAGGAGCCTTGACAGATGACCAAGAAAATGACCCGCAAGCGCTTTTACAAGCTGCTGATGGCTCACGGAGCCAACCGGAACACCGCACGAGACTTGGCGGAGTGTGTCAAACTCGCCCGGCGGGCTTACTTTATCGATGGCTTCACCGTTGAATTTGTCAACGGACAGAAGTATCACGTTGGGAACGTGCACTCTTACCGCGGGGCATACGAGAACACGCAAAAGGATGGGGTGCCGCTTGTCTAAAAGCATCATTCAGGCAGAGCGGGAGTGCTATATCTGCCGCCGCTGGTATGCGGTAAAAACCACGCGCGGGCTGGAGGAGCACCACATCCTCAATGGGCCGCTGCGCAGCTTCTCTGAGCGGCACGGTCTCAAGGTCTGGCTGTGCCACCAGCACCACAACGAGCCGGGCATGAGCCCGCACCACAACGCCGCCTGCGCCCAGACCCTGAAAGCCGTTGCGCAGGCAAAATATGAGGAGAAGAACGGCCCCGGCGCACACGCTGCATGGATGGCCGCCGTTGGAAAGGACTATATCAATGCTTAATGTTACCGCTATCATGGGCCGCCTTGTGGCGGATCCTGAGCTCCGCACCACCCCGGCGGGCGTGAATGTCTGCCGTTTCCGCATTGCCTGTGACCGCAATTTTGCAAAGCCCGGCGAGCAGCGTCAGGCCGATTTTGTGGATATCGTGGCATGGCGGCAGCAGGCGGATTTTGTGTGCCGCTACTTCCAGAAGGGCAGTCTGGTCGCCATCAATGGCCGTCTCCAGACCAACAACTATCAGGACAAGAACGGCAACAACCGTACATCCGTTGCCGTGGTGGCGGACAACATCAACTTTGCGGGCTCCAAGGGCACCAGCAAGCCGGTGGACGAGGGCGGCGAGGCTGCCCCGCGCTCTGATGCCTGGCCGAAAGCAGACCCGCCTGCAAACTACGGCGGCGTGGACGATTTTGCAGTGATTGATGACAGTGACGATCTCCCGTTTTGATTCAGGAGGACAAGCAGGATGAGAAAAGACGGATATGTTGTGGTGCAGCCGTGGATGGTCACAGACTACAACCTCAACGGCAACAAACTCTTGATTTATGCCCTGATCTGGGGTTTTTCACAGGACGAACAGTCTTGCTTTTATGGCTCTGTCAGCTACATTGTGGAGTATTTCAAGCTGAGCAAGCGGGCCGTGCTGAACCTGCTGGCTGAACTGGAAAAGGACGGCCTAATCCGCAAGTGGACTGAGCCGGTAAACGGCAGGCCCACAAACAGGTATGCAGCGCTTCGCCCGGCGGCGTGCGCTTCTGCGTCTGATGGGTGCAAAAAATGCACCGGTGAAGAAAATGCACCGGTGAACAATGTGCACTCTGATGGGTGCAAAAAGTGCACCTCTACCGGTGCAGAATGTGCACCCAAGAAAGAAAATAATAATAAAAGCGAGAATAAAGGGCCGTCCGCAACTCGTTTTTCACCACCTACGGTGGAGCAGGTCAGAGCGTATTTCCGGGAGCGTGGTGTCCCGCCCGCTGATGCCCAGACTGAGGCTGACAAGTTCGTTGACCGGTACGAGGCTAACGGGTGGATCGTGGGCAAAACCAAGATGAAGGACTGGAAAGCGGCAGCGCGTAACTGGCTGAGGAACCGGAAAGAGTGGGGCCAGCCCGCTGCACAGCCTGCAACCCCGTATGGCGGGCGTACATGGGAGGATCTGTGATGGACGTGCAAAGCGTATTGATAGGCGCGCTGCTGATGGACGATCAGCTGGCACCGTATTCCCTGCCGGAGTTGAGCATTGAACATTTCCGGCCTGAACTGCAGCCCACCTTTGCAGCCGTGCAAGGGTTCTGGATCGCAAAGGGCCTGCTGGATATCATGCAGATCGCGGCAAAATACCCAGACCAAAAGCAAAACCTGCTGTCCTGCGTGGCCTCCTGTGAGAGTGAGTGCATCCGGCTGACCCGTGACCGCGTGGAAGAGTGGACGCGGATCATCATGGAGGATGCCGCAAAGGCCCGTTTCCAGAGCCTTGCCTTTAGGGCTGTGGATGCTGCAACCGCCTTTGATGATCTGCCGGATCTTTACCAGCAGATGGGGCAGGCGCTGGATATCCACACTGAAAAGAACGATTTTCAGAGCGTGGGTGATCTGCTGGATGATTATATCCGGCATTTGGACGAGAAACCCAAGTACATCCGCACCGGCCTGTCCAAGCTGGACGAAAACCTGCACCTCGTGCCCGGCAACTATTTCGTGATCGGCGGCAGACCAAGCGCAGGCAAAACTGCTCTGAGCCTCCAGCTTGCTGCTGGCATGGCCAAGCAGGGCAAGCGTGTGTGTTATTTCTCGCTGGAAACAGACCCGGCCACATTGCAGGCCCGTCTGATTGCCAACCAGCTGTATGCTCCTCTCTCGGCGGTCAAAAATAAAACGCTGTCCATGAACGAACTTGACCGGCTGGCCGATATGAAGCGCTGGCCGCTGTTCATCCGTTCCGCAGCTGGCAAGGGTGTGGCGTGGATCAAGGCGCAGGCCCTCCGCATGAAAGCAGATATCATTTTCGTGGACTATTTGCAGCTGATCCATGAGCGCGGCAGCAGCGACCGATACAACGCCATCACAGAGATCTCCATTGCGCTGCATGAACTGGCCCAGACAACCGGCATCCTCGTTGTGGCTCTGGCCCAGCTGAACCGTAACGCTGCACGGGCTGAACCGTCCAACGCAGATCTGCGTGAATCCGGCCAGATCGAGCAGGACGCGGATGCCATTTTGCTGTTGTCCGCTGATGGTGACACCTATTTCAGCCGCCTGACCAAAAACAAAGAGGGCCGCGTAGGCAATGCCGGGCTGGAATTTGACAAGATGACGCAGCACTTTACTTGTGTGACCGCAAATTAACAAAAGGCTGCCCGGCGGGGTGGTAAACAGGAGGCAAGCAAAAATGGATTGTAGTTCTTGCAAGGCACGCCATAACTGTATGGCGGTGGTGGAGCCCGGCTCTATTGCGTGTATGGCTCACCTGCTGCAAGCGGGTGGAACAAAGGCAGATGGAAACCCGTACCAGACACGCGGGGTGCCTAAATTCTGCCCGAATTGTGGCAAGCTGCTGAAAGTCATTGGCGCCGAGCGTTTTTGCAACAACGTCCAGTGCGAAAACAGGTATGTTTCTATGGGGTGAGCGGGCTATGGATGGAAACATAAGTGTTTGCTACAACATGGACTGCATGGAGGGTATGGCGAAAATCCCTGACGGGCATTTTGATCTTGCTGTTGTAGATCCTCCATACTTTTCCGGCCCAGAGCGCCGCGGGTATTATGGCTGCAAGTCAAGCAAGATCGGCGTTCATCGTGTTGACTACCCTGTGACGGAATCGTGGTCGGCTCCGGGCAAGGCTTATTTTGACGAACTGCGCCGGGTAGCTGCGCACTATATCGTCTGGGGCTGCAATTATTTCGACTACGAGTTTGCACCCGGTAGGATCGTGTGGGATAAATGCAACCAGAGCACAAGTTTCTCGGATTGTGAGCTTGCTGCAACAGATCTGTTTGACAGCGTGCGTCTGTTCCGGTTCATGTGGAACGGTATGCTACAGGGAAAGAGCATTTCAGAGGGGTACATCATGCAGGGAAATAAGGCTCTGAACGAGAAGAGAATCCACCCGACACAAAAGCCCGTTGCCCTGTATGACTGGATTTTTCAGCGGTACGCCAAACAGGGATGGAAAGTGCTTGACACACACCTCGGCAGCGGTAGTAGCAGGATTGCAGCCTACAATGCCGGGTTGTCCTTTGTAGGGTTTGAGCTCTGCAAAGAGTATTTCGACCGGCAAGAGGAACGCTTTAGCGCATACACCTCGCAGCTGGATATGTTTCACCTGATGGACAACCTTATGGGGGAATAAAGGGAGGATGCAGTCCGATGACCTATGAAGAAAAAAAGGAATGGTTACGGCGGTACCGCAAGGCCGCAAAGCTGGAAAAAATCAAGTTGGAAGAGGTAGAGCGGTACCGTACAGACGCGGAGCATATCACGCAGATGCTCTCCCCTGTTCCCGGCGGCGCTGGTGACGGTCAGGCGCTGCCCCGCTCTGTGGAACGCATTACGGACGCTATGCAAGCAGCCAACGCGCAGGTGATGGAGTGCCAGAGAATCTGCAAGGAGATCCTGAGCGTCATGAACCAGACCGTGGACATACAGGATTATGAAATCCTGTACCTGCGGTACATCGGTGGCAAGAAGTGGGAGCAGATCGCCGTCAAGATGGGCATGGAAGTAAGCAGCGTATACAGACGGCACAAGAGAGCCGTCAAGGCGCTGGACGTTCCAGAACGCCAGTAAATACCATATTTTGGGGGCACTTTGCAATACAATACCATGTTTTGAGGGCAACTTGCACTGTTTTTCAATGTTTTGCCTGTGATATTATTAGACTGCGAAAGCCGCAAGGAGCTGGACAACATCCAACACCCTGCGGCTTTTGCATTGCCCGGCTGCGACAGGGGAACACCTTACCGACCAACAGCCTGAATGTACCAGCCGGGCATTTTGCTTTGCTATCCAGCGGCACCGTCCGGGCCTGTACCCGGCGGGGCCTTTGAATAGACGCGGGTTCTGGACATCATCCCACAATGTGCATGGCAGCATAGCCAAGCGGTTTCCCTTCCATTCTGACCAGCAAGCTGCCGTTGCGGGCAGCTGTGCACATTCCATGCCGTTGTAGCTCAAGCAGAGCACCGTCCGGTCAGGGCGGGTCACGATGCCGGTTCAAGTCCGGCCAACGGCTCCATATTTACCACCCCCGGCCTCGTTTGTACCCCGGGGTCATTTTATACCCTGCCCCTGCCGCGAAGCACCCCGGCCCTGCAAAAGGCCCCGGAGTGTTTGCCGGGGCACAAGATCTGCCTGCCATTGCGCAGGCTTTTTTGTCTGTCAGGAGGTGAACCGCATGGGCAACCCGCGCTATGCCAACGGCCAGCTGCGGCGGCGCAACCGGGCCCGGCTCCGGGCGATGGGCGGCGAATGCGGCATCTGTCACGGGCGTTTCGGTCCGATCCATTACGATGAGCCTTCCGACGCGCAGCACCCGCTGTCCTTCGTGGTGGACGAGATCAAGCCCGTTTCCCGCTGGCGGGAGTTCGGCTACCCGTCCGCGCGGGCAGCAGCGGAAGATTGGAATAACCTCCAACCCGCACACTGGTTCTGCAACGCGCAAAAGGGCAACAAAACCGGTCAAAACGGCCCAAAATCGGGCAAATTCCTGCGCGTTCCGAAGGTTTCTGACGGTGACTGGTGAGGGGTGGGGAGGGGCCCCCTCCCACGCCCACGGCGCACCCTGTGCCGTCCAGCGCCGATTTACACACAGGAAAATTCTGAAAGGGGTGTCAGGCCATGGCGACCATGAAAAGCATCACGGCACGGGGCACCCGGCTGGAGCAGCTCAAACAGCTGGCCAAGGTGCTGGCGGCGGGCATCGACACCTGCAAGGACTGCCGCGCCCTGCCTCAGCTGACCAAGCAGTACCGGGAGACCATCCGGGAAATTGAAGAGATCGAAGGA